TTACCAACCATACCTGATTCTAATAGTGCTCCCATTTTAATATTTTTTTGGTTTTTTATTGTTTATTTTTATTATTTCAACTTACTCATCAAGTCTCTCATTCTTCTGAATTGAGGATTCTCATAAGCTTTTGACTCTGAAAGAACCCCAGTTGAAGATGAAGTACTTGGTGCTGTAGTTATTTTTTCAACCACCGATTCAGTCACGGGTTTTTTAGTGTCTAATTCGGCTTTAATTGATACATAAAGATTCTTAGATTCCTTCAAGGTTGAGATTGAATCGAATCTTTTAAGAATATTTAGTTTTTCCTGTTTTGTTGTGGAATGTTCTGTGAACAAACGAGTGGCATATGCTAAATTGGCGTTGAAAACAGCAACTTCGTTAAGTTTTTCCTTGAATAAGACAAGTGCTTTTTTATACTCGCTGTTTTGTTTTTTCAAGTTTTGAACTTCTTCGTTTAATTCACCACCGTGATTTGAACCAGCTTTAAAAACTTTTTTGCTTTTTATACCAGCTCTTTCACCGCCATGAGGATTCCATTTTGTTCTTGCGGCTTCACCCACTTCTTTTTCATTTTCATTAGGTTCATCAAAAATAGTTTCAGAAAACTCTTTATCACCTTCGCCATCATTTGGTATAAATACTTTATCATCAAGCTCTGGTTCATCATCAAGTTCTGGTTTATCTTCATCATCAAGTTCTGGTTCATCATCAAGTTCGATTTCGTAAACTACTGTATCGGATTCTTCCTCCATCGGAATGTCTAAAGTTTCGTCGATAGGTTCATCCGCATCTTTTTCTTCATCTAACTTAATGATGTACTCATCGTCGCCATCCTCAAGTTCAATTTGGTCATCATCTTTTTTAACAATGATTCCATCTTCAGGTCTCATAGCTTTGAAGACTTTCAAAACTTCGTCTTCATCGGCACCTGTCATGTCAACAACATCATCTCCCATTTCGTCAGAATCTTCTGGATTCATTTCATCTTCTGGATTCATTTCATCTTCTGAATCCTTAGAATTGATGTCCTTAGATATTTCATCTTCTGAGTCCTTAGAATTGATGTCCTTAGACATTTCATCTTCTGAGTCCTTAGACATTTCATCATCACCATCTTCGTTATCGAGACTATCCTCTTCATCCCCAGTTTTTACTGGTACATCATCTGATGCCTCTTCTTCAGAATCGGGTTGTTCTGTAACAACCTCTTTCTCTTCTTCCAATGATTCTTTTAGCAAATCGTTTAGTTCTTGTTTCATTGTAGAAGCAAGTATACCTTTTGCATTTGCTTTGACTGCCTCTTCAAGTGTCTGCACCTGAAGTAACGCTTGTTCTAAAATAGATTTTTCGCTCATTTGGAGTTTTATTTTCTTATAAATATTATGATTATGTAAAAAAATACTTTTTACGATATTAAAATCTTAAATAAATTAGATTACTTAGATAGGAAAGTATCCAATTTTAACATTAAAGTTTTCATTCTATCCGATTGCGGGTCACCTTCCTGAATAGGTTCTTGGTAGTTGTCTATTTCACCTGGGTCCTTAAAAATATAAGCGCCGGGGGTAGATGGAGATGATACTAAATCAAAACATACTAATTCGAAATCATCTTGTACTATGTTTTGACCTTTTATATTTTTTAATGAACCAACCCCTCTTGAGGATATACCTAACGATGCACCATTCATTAATAACATCGCCGCTTGGTCCCCCTTGGTACTAACGACACCCATTTTCTTCCAACCGGGTGACGTAAATAACTTTAGTTTACCCATTAGTATTTTACCATCCCACCAAGTCTCAAGGATAGAGTGTGAAACTCTATCTAAATCAATTAATGAAGATGTTGGGTGATTAAGTTCACTTAATGCTCCACCCTTTTGAATTAAATTTTGATATTTTTCGGCTTCTCTTTTTAAAATGGTTTCAGGATATACTCTACCATTTTTATTTGGAGTATCGTATTTTTGTAAAACAGCATAAAGAATTATATCCTGTGAAAAATCCACGTCTTTCATCTCGGATATAATTTTTTTGTTTTCTTTCGGGGAAACGTGACCCGCGTCGTATTCTATTAAAACGCCATTGCCAGTCTCATTAGGCCCAAGTACTTTCATTTATCCTTTTATATAATAAATACCACAATACCGAATTAATTCTTTGTTTTGTAGAAATTAAACAAAGTTTCGTCATTTAATATGGTATCCACTATAGTTACAGATAGGTCTGTGACAATCTTTTTTACCTCTTTAATCTTAATATCGAAGTACTTGTCCGCATATAAAGTTATCTCCAAATCCATAAAAGACCTTTTGTTGGTTTTTACACCTCTAGTTTTGATGTCTAGGTCCACTATGGATTCTGGCTTGAAATATTCAGACCTCAAATCGTAAATTTTCTGTTTTATTTTCCTCCTTGTTTGTGATATGACCCTATCAAAGTCACAATCATCATCGTTTGGCTGCGTCCACGAATTTAATTTAACATATATTGTTTTTAAATTTTTATAGTCAACCGTTCCATAACCAATTTTTACGTTTTTATAGACACCAAGTTTTATAAATTTTCCACTTTTCATTAATATTATTCATACTTAATATATTTTATGGTGTATTTAAAATATACAAAATAAACTTAACAAAACCAAATTTTTTACTTATATTTAAAAAAAAACGATTATGATTATTGTCAATGTTTCAAAAGAAAAAAACCTTGAATCCGCACTAAAAAAATACAAAAACAAGGTTCACAAAATAAAACAAACTGAAGAACTAAAAGGTAGACAAGAATATGTTAAACCATCGGTACAAAAAAGAAGTCAAAAGCTCAAAGCAATTTACAAAGAACAACTAAACAGAACCGATAATTAATCCAAGTTCTTATTTAATTCAATAAGTCTATAGTAATTAAACTTACTAATTTCTGATTCGGTAATATCCTTCTTAACCTCTGTTAACTTTGTCAGCAAAAAAGAATCAGAATTCTCCTTTAAAATCTTTTCAATTTTCTGAGACATACTTTCTCTCAATGAATTCATCTCCGTATTTAATTCTTCGGGTTTCATTGAAACGATTTTCTTAAAGGTTTCCTTTTGTCCATCATTCATAAAATCAGTAAACTTCGTATTAAAGTTGTTTACCAATACCGCAGTAAGTAATGATTGATTATTGGTATAAGATGCTGATTCCGAAACATTAGATGATTTTGGTGAAGTAAGATGTGATATGAGTCTTTGTTTGGCGTTTACCTTTCTTTCAACATTTAACAATGATGTTTGTTCAGATAAAACATCTAAACAATCATAAACTTCATTTTTTAAAGGAGTTACACTTTTTAAAATGTTGCTAAGATTAGATACCCCCTCATCCAATAGTTTTGATTTTTCTACTAAAAGGGTTTCTATTTGTTCAACAAACAATCTAGCGGTATCCACATTTGGAATGTGTTTATTTTCGACATCTCCATAAAACAAATACATTTCAATCAAATTTTTATTTGATTTGATTTGTTTTAATAAATCTTTTACATCTGATTTTTTATCAGAAGCGAAAGACTCGGTTAATTTAACCAACAATTTTGTTTTTACATTACCAAAATTTGACATCTTATTTTTCGTTTAATATATTTTTTAATTTATTTTCTATCTCATAAATATTCTGTTGGGCCTTATTAATATCAAAAAGGTCATTAATATTGTCACCCTCACCTAACATTCCCAAAATATTACGTTTTTTAGTTGATTCACTTAATGGTGCTGCCGGTCCTGCTCCCGCCAGTGGTGGAGGTTCACCCATATTACCACCCGGAGTGGCTACTTCACCAGCGGCCCCAGCCTCCTGTCTTTCTTCTTCAGGTACACCATACTTTGCATCCACATCGTCAAATACACCTGAACGTTTAATAACGATTTGTGTATTTTGTAATTCCATACCCACGGCTCTTTCAAGTCTTTGTTGTTGTAAATCCAACAACACCTCACTATCACTCATTCCAAGAATATTTTTCTTAGCCCATGTATGTGATACTGGTAAGATACCAACTTGAGATTGGTCAGACGTGGCATTTTTATAAAGTTCAATCTTTTCTTTCCATTGTTCAATCCTTAATAAATCAGATTGTGCTGATGGATTTGTTAATGAAAGAGTGAAGTTATTTAATTCATCTTCCATTCCAAGAAGATATAAGTGAACAAGAGCAATCTTATTCAATTCTTGAATTAAAGATTTTTGAATTCTATTGATTGTTCTTGCGAAACGAATATCCATTAACGCAAGTTGTTTACCGTCACCAACAACTTCTTCAAATCCTAAGAATGCCTTTGGAATTCTAAGAGCGGCTAATAATTTCTTTTGAATATATTCAATATCCGCAATCTCTCCTAGGTTTTGTGCTCCCGCTAAAGTTTCAATCGGGTTAGTTTGTGATGGGTCACGAATTGGAATAAAATAATCTTGGTCAACCGCCATTTGATTATATCTCATATCAACCTGACCATTTCTTGGGTCAACTACTTGGTCTCTTTTGAATTTATTAGCAACACGTTGAACATATTGTTCAATGTCCTTATCATCCATGTTACCAACAAATACTTTAAATACGCGTCTTTCGGGTGCTCTCGTTGTTCTATAAATCAACATCGCGTCTTCTGCAAGAAGTAATTGTTTCCAAATTCTTCTAATCTTGTCCAACATGGATGTACCATATGGAAGTTTTCTATCATCACCAAGTAATCTAAAATGTGCGATTTCCCAAGCTTGAAATTCCAATTCTTTATTTTTCCATTGGAATCTTAATTCTCTTGTTGGTGCTTTAATGTCTCTTTGATGTGGTGTCTTTGATTCCCTACCCTCTATTCTCTCTATTTCAATATTTGGTAATTGTTGGCAACCAATGATACCCTTTTCGGGGTCAATTTTTAAATAAACAAAATCATCACCATACTTACAAACGCCTCTAGCCCACATCTGTAGGTTTGTGTTTAAATCTAAACGATTGATAAATAAGTCTTCTAAAATTTGTTTGATACGACTTGACTCCGAGAATATTGTTAGAATATCGCCCTTCTCAGAAAGTGTCGTAGACTCTTCAGCATAGATATCAAGTGATGCTGAAATTTCAGGAGTAAACTCCATGGATTCGTAGTCATAATATGCCGCTAATCTATTTGGTTCATAATAGACGGATTGGTTATAAAGAGATTGTTCGAGTTTTGTCCATTTATCTGCAATGTATTGACTCTGTTGAGCTTGTAACATTGCTTTCTCATACTCTTCTCTACTATTGGTTTTTATTATCTCATCCCTCGAAAAATTAAATGACGGGGTCTCTTCAGGTCTTTGATTACCCGCAAACCCAAACATTTTGGTTAATCTTTGGAATACTGTTAAATTATTATCCGCCATTTATATAAATAGTTTTCTTTAAAAGATAATTAATTTCTTCAGTATAATAAAGTTGTGTGGCGTTATTTTTTTTTAGAGAAAAGCCAAGAATATTCCTTGTATTGGTCCTTACCTGGTACCCCAAAAGTTGTATTTACAATTTGTTTTCCGTCAGTTTGCATTGCACCAATTTGGTCAAATGCAGTTCCATATGAATAAAAAGATTTCTTTGTTTCATATGTTCTTTCAGATAAAGTCCAAGATTCCATCATTGCTTTGTTTTTGGAATTATTTCTCTGTAACTGATTAAAACTTATGTCTCCAGCATATAACGCCATTGACAAACTCATAATGGCATCGTCATGATGACCCTTCATATGGTCGGGTCTTCCATTTAAGTAAACAAACGTACTTAATTCATTTAATAAACGACTTGACCTAACACCAAATCCCTTTCTCAATTGTTCTTCAAATGCCGCGACAATTTGAGTTCTTTTGTTGTTAAAATTGATACCGGGAATTTTTTCCATTGCTTTTTTATTATAATCCCAAATGTTCTTGGTATTCATCCCATCAATAAACAAGTTTTTGTAATTCATTTCTTGTAGTTTTCTTGATGTAGCAATACCCATTCCACCAGTAATATCAATCACAATGAACGCGTCATAAAGAATACCCCATTTGTAACATACTCCCGCCAAATCGTCTGGCGGCATTTTACCAATATATTCTGCAACTTGTTCTCTTTCATCAAAATCAATAATGCTTATCGAGGAAAAATCTTCACTATCTCCGCGACTAACATCCACACCCATAATATATCTGTTACCTTGTACAGGTTCTTTCCATTGCCAAAAAGTACCATTAATGTATTTTTCTTTAGGTACTCTAATTAAATTTTTTGCTATATGTTCTTGCATCTCACCCGGTATAACCCCATCACCTGAACCTAAAAAGTCACACTCTAATTCCTGTGCAATTTTTCTCCTATCGTACTTAAACTTTTTCGCCATTGATTCAAACCATGATGAAAATGGTTTATAACCCTGTTCTTCATACCCTTGATATTTTTCTATATCAAATTCATATAAAACTACTTCATTATCGTCGTATTGCTCTCTATTCAACATATAATGAACAATGTCATTACACTTAACCCATCTTAAATCTTTTGTATATCGAGGGTCTTTAAACCAACGTAAATTTGAAATATGAAAATCATTTATTTTACGAATTGCTTGGTCGTATACACCATAATAAATTGGGTCATATCCGTTTGGGGTTGAGATAAGAATAATCTTACCTCCTGTAGACAGGGACGCCATAGACGCCGCCCAAAAGTCATCTCCCGCTTCGATATATGCTGCCTCGTCAAAAATAAGAATTGTGGGAGTATAACCACGTAGAGCATCCGCGGATGTTGCAACCGCTTTTACTTCACAACCATTATTTAATCTAAATCTACTTTCAGAGTTTTTATCGGGAGAAAACCCGACATTAATCCACTCTGGCCATTGGCCTAAGAAATAACGAATTTTATTTGCCATTTCTATCGCCGTATCACGTTTGTTTGCAATTACAAGTACCCTTTCGGGATTATCAGTATTTGCCAATTGTATTCTTCTTGAAATCCATGCCGCGGTTACCGTAGACACCCCCGCCTGTCTATACTTTCTTGTTATGTTATCATTATATTCTTCATAATCTTTAAGTAACTGAATTTGGTCTGGAAATAAATCCAATGGAACAAACTTTTTTTGCGTATTATCATAAGTTGTTAAGTATGTTTTTAATGCATACACAACATCTTTTTTAATACGAGCAAATTCTTTTAATTGTAATAGTTTTTGATTGTCCATATATATAAATATGAAAAAAGGGTGATTTTACCACCCTTTTCTTATTATCTCCATTATTAACTGCTAGGGTCGTCATCAGATAAGCTTATTCCAAGACCTCCTAAGAAGTCCCCAAGGTCATTATCGTCAGTATTATCTGTAATGTTATCTAAATCTTCATTAAATCTGGCGACAGCATCTTGATAGTTTTGGTCTTTGAACATTTGGTCAATACCTTGCATCAATTCACCCATCAAATGTTTACCCTTCTCAGAACCCGAAACAACTTCTTTCATGAATACTAAAAAATGTTTTGCGGGAAGTTTAAAAATTTCAACCAACAAATAGTTTTGTAACTCTACTTTATTTTCATTAGTTAAAATATCTTCAGGGAATTGTCTTCTAATTCTATCCCAAATTGCGGGACCTAAACGTAAATCCCACATCTCTTTTTCAATAGTATCTTCAGAACCTTCAATTTCTGACCACGCTTCCGCGTCTTCATTACCCTCTTCGTCAGTAGGTTTTCCTTGAATTGCAAATAATTCCATAATACCTTTAATCAATTCATGAACAAGTATTGGAAAATTAATACCTCTAGCAACGATTGTCGGAGGATTGGTATTTCTTTTTACTTCTTCCTTTCCACCAACTGAACCACCACCTTCAGGTCCTCCCATCATCATTCTCATTGTCTCATCACTTAACTGCCAATATAGAGTGTCATTAATTGACATCAAAATACCATATTGGGCAATTATATTATCTGAACCTGTAATTTCTCTGATTCTATCTGCTGCGTAGTGATACATGTAGTGACCTTTCTTAGAAGCACCCTGTATCATATTATTTATAAGTCTTCTTTTCGCCTTTTCCATGGTCATTGACTCTAAATCTGTCATCAAATCTTGTTCAATATCGACAGGGTCAAGGTTTTGTTGTTGTTGTATTTCTCGATTGAAGTTTTGAGTATCAATTTCACCCATACCAACAATCTTAGCATCGAATTGTAATGACCCTTCAGGTATCCCCATTTCTTTCATCACTAATTCAACCGCGAGTCTTTCTAATTCTTCTCTATGTGCAGACTCAGTTTGAACAATTTCATTATGGGCCGTCATCATCATTTGAGCCAACGGCATGATACCTTGTTCACCTTGCATAGGAGTATTAACACCAGTATATTCTCTAACTTTCGATACTACTTGTCTGTATCTTTCAGAAGCAAGTAATTCTTGGAAATTATTATTAGGTTCCTCTCCTGTTGATGGTAAAGGAATTTTTTTTAATGGCGTATCTCCTCGTGATAATTTATCTTGTAAACCCTGATATGGTCTATCAGGTGTATCAAAGCCCATCGCCATTTCGTCTATGTTTTCCCTTAATATAGACAATAAATTCTTTTTAGAAAACTCCATTATTTTTTCTTTTTTTCTTCTCTCAACGCTTTTGGTTTAGGGTCCTTTCCGGGTCCTGGCTCATATGGAGTTTTTGGTTTACTTGGTTTTTCAGTTGGTGGTGCATCGGGAATTACTTCCGGCGGCGCCGGTTTAGTTTCAGGTCGATTACCCACAATTGAATCATACGTCATGAATTCAGGAACACCGTTGTGACCTTTTCTCGCCTTAGTCATTGGCATTGGTGATGCGGTCTCTGTAATTTTTTCTGTAATTATCGATAAAATATCAGACTTAGAAGTAAATTGTGAGAATTTTGATTCTGTTAAACCCATAACCCACTCATTCATACTTCTTTTTTTAGCATTAGAAGTCTCAATCATTTTTTTTATACATGCTTTAACCTCTTCATCTGTTACCTTTCTTCCTAATTTTTTTTCCATCTCAGTTTTAAACCATGACATAGACATCTTCTTAGAATCTTCTTCATCAAGCTCGTAACTCTTTTTACCTCTAGCACTATATTTTGATTCTTCCTTTTTTTTGTCTCTGATTGTCTTTTCACTAAATCTACCATCATACGCCCCTTGCTTAATCATATTATCTCTCTTCGCGCCTCGCCTAATTGAATCGAGTTTTGATGCAATCTCATCCTTGTTAGGTATTTTGGTTTCATCCTCTTTCATTTCTTCCTCGTATGTAACGATTGTTTGATTTGATTTTTTAGCCTTATCGACTTTCTGTGCAAGTTGTGGGTCTTTTTTAGATATCATCACATCTTCTTCAGATAGTACCGTTTTAGCTAAAGTGGTGAGTTGTCCATCACTCAAACGAGACAAGGTTTTTTCAGAAAAACCTTCAAATAACAACTTTTCAATTATGTCTTTACGTTTCATATCTCTTTAAATTTTAGTTCTTGTTTTTCTAATAAATACCCTCTCGATTTTAATTTTTTTGTTACCGATTCGATACTTTCACCAAAACGAAAAAACAATCTTTCAAACTCTAAATCGAAATTAGATTTTTCCCAAGCCATGGCGATTATACCATCCACAGCATCAATAACACCGAAGTAGTCTGAATTTTGAATTAATTCTAAAACCAAATCGGTGTCTTTGAGTAATCCAACCAAGTCTATGTATTCAACCCTTGGGGATTTTAATGTCATTGTAGAAGATGCGGGAACGTCAAACCACTCCTCTATGTCAATCTCAGTCCTTTCGCTGAATATGAATTCGTACTGTTTTTGACCTTTATAATCTGAGCCGATTTCATTGACATAGATTAGACGCATTTTACTTAAAGTATTTTCCTAAAGTCTCTTCAATACTTTTGTTAATATCTCTTTTAATTTCATCTAAATCAAGTTCCACCACATCTGTTTCGTTCATACCGATATCAGCAAACTTTCTTAGGTCGATTTCTTCATCTTGAACCGCGGGCATATTAACAAAACTCTCTAATTTATCCATTGTTTCGCCCAATTCAGATTCTCCGCTTTCAGGTTCTTCTTTCGCGGGCATTTCTGGTTCCTCCGCTGGTATTTCTGGTTCTTCACCACCTTCCTCAGATTCTTCTCTTTCAAACTTCTTAGCAATTTCCTCGATATCATCGTCCTCAAGTTTCTCTAAGTTTACTGCCGAAATAACCATATTAAGAACGTACTTGATATCATCACTTTCCATCTTCTCTTTTTGGTCTCTTAATTCTTGACCAAGTTTACCAGCAAATTTTTGAATTTCCGCCATGTAATCAGATGGTTTACCTTCTGCACTCATTTCGTCTGACGGCATTTCACCTTCCGGTGCGGCGGGTTCCATTCCCGCATCTTCAGCTGGTGGAGGTGGAATTTCTCCCCCTTCTGGTGAAGGTGGTGGAGGTGGAATTTCTCCCCCTTCTGGTGCTGGTGGGACTTCCATAGTAGGTTCCGCAGGAGGAGCCTCTTTTTGGTCCTTATTTTGTTTTAAAACATATTTTGTAACTTCTTGTAATTCTTGACTTTTAACTAATTCAAGTCTTTTTAATGCTTCGGAATATGACTTAAAT